TTGTACTTTATTAATATCTGTTACAGAAAAATGAAAAGATTTTGCTTGGTCTATTGTTAATGTCTGTTGTACTCCATCTATAGATTGTGGATCAGATAAACCAGTTGCATCAACATAATCTGAAATTGTTATATCTCCAATTTGATTGATTTTTACGCTAGAACCTTGTCCACTGATTTCTCCTTCATAATCTCTGTTTATTAAACCTCCATAAACCATTGATTTATCTAAATTTGCTAGTAATCTAGCACTCCATATTGTTGGGATGAAATTTGTTATTGCCATATTAATCACCTATTCCTTTCGATTTTTTAATTTATTTATTATTTTTTAATGTTGTTTGTATTGCGTCCCAGTTTTTATTAATTTCTTCTGGAGACATTTTCTTAATTTGTTCCATTGTAAATGTAGTAGTTTGACCTCCTACTGGTGGTTTATATCCACCTTTAAGTCTTTCTTCTGCTATGTTGTTAACGTATTCACTAAATACATTTTCTAATGCTTCAAGATTAGACTTTGTAGATTCTTCATCTTCTCCAATAAAATAATCAATTATTGAAGTTGGTAATTTCTTTTCATTAGCTAGTTTTAAAGCATTATTTCTTAAACTCTCATGTGTCTTATCTTTTTCAGCCTTATTAATTCTTTCAGTGAGTTCTCTAATCATTTTTTGTTCTTTTGATTCTTCAGGATTAGCTTTTGATACTGCATCATCAATAAGTTTCTGAAGATTATTGGTTTTCCAACTATCCAACCCTTTATTGAAATTTCTATCAAGTTTTGGTTGTAATATTTTTTTACCATCTTCTGTTTCTAAGAAATTTTCAACTCTATCAGTTGTGACTAGACCACTAATATAGTTTTTTACTTCCTCGTTATCTTGGTTATTACTCATATATTCTGGTATTTCATTAAAACTTTCTATTGGCATTGTTAACTCCTTTCGCCCTTTATGTACTAATAAGTCCGTAAAGTGCAATCAAATTTTTATTTATATGTTTCTTTTAGTTCCGCATACATATTAAAGAACCCGTTGTAACATAAAAAACACTACTAATCAGTAGTGCTATCATTTATTCCTTTATTTTTTAACCATGCTGCATAATCTTGATAATCTATCAATTGTTTACTTTTATTATCAAGCCTTTTACTTGGCTTCCAATCTTTATTTATCATAGGTAGCCATACACAACGACAATTTGGATGCAAAGGTATTTTTGGTTTACTAGAATCATTAATTTTCCACACTTTACCGTCATATGATGCATCTAATGGAGCAGTACGTCTGTCTAACGTTGCGTTGAACATTAAATATTCACAATCACTATTTATAGCAACCTGTATACTTGCATCTGTTGCATTTCTTGCCATTTCAGTATGTACCAACCTTTTACTCTCATAAGCAGTTACACTAAATTCATTTTTTATTGATTTGGCAATTTCATCAATAGTCATTTTACCTTGTGTTGCTTCATTCATATATTTATATAATCTATCAACTAATTTTGCTTTATTTTTCCATATACGGTCTGAAAATAGCTCACCTTTATAAACACGATTTACAGCTTGGTCTACAAATTCTTTCTTTAATATAGAAAAATCTTTATTAACACTAATTCCAAAACCATCCATAACATATGCAGTCTTTATATATGTATCTTTATATACTTCTTCTAATATATTAGTTACTTTATCAACTTCATTTTGTCCTAAATCTTTACCTATTTGAGATAGCTTTAATTTAATACTCTGTAATACAGTATTTTTTTGAAATGATGTTAGATTTAATAAACCTTTTACAGCATAAGTGATAAATATTAATGATATAAATTGTAATAATTCATCAAGCTTGTTATTTTGTTCTTTATATACATCCTGCATTTGGGCATCTGTATATGATTCTGAATCAATTCTAATTTGTTCAATAGTATCTTTATACTGCTTGTCCATTGTTATCACCACCATTATTAATAGTGCTTGTTCTCGCATTATTCAATAAATCGTTTCCAATACTGGTTGCTTGATTCTCCTTTTCCAGTTCCTTAATTTCATTATCAACATTATCAACAAAACTTAATTGTTTTAAACCAGTTTTAATAGATAATTTTCCATTTAATTGAGAAATTATATTTGCCATCATAAGGTCGTCAGAAGGTATGTTAGGACTGAATTTAATATCTACGTCTAACCAGTTATATTGTAATCCACTTCTTTTATACAAATACAAGAATAGAAATTTTATTCTACTTTTTATACCATCTTCCATACTTTGTATATCATGAGTGCATTTTTGTTCTAAATCTATCAACTGATTTTTTAATGCTAGGCTTGATGTATTACTTGCAAGTTTGTCATTAAAATTAAAATGTGAACTTATTTCATATAATCCATCCTTAATGTTTTGTAGTGTATTCTTATTCGCTACATCGTTGATATTTTTTATCAGCCACTTTGCATCAGAATCTTTTTCAGTTAAATTCAATACACCTTTTGATTTCATCTTATCAATATCTGTTAAATCATTTTCATCCTTTGTTTTGTCATCTATTGAACAACCAGTTAATAATAAATATGCATTTCTAAAATCACATAATTCATTAACATTATTTGATAATGTTACTTCATAAGCATCTTGAAGTCCTTTTAAATTGTTAAATAAAGTTTCAGATTTTTTTCCAATTTTTACTATGCTTAATGGTACTTTACCAAAAACATTTTCATCTACTGGCATATTTGCTATTGGTGTAAAAGTAGTATTAATTACTGTATAATGTGCAATATCAATATCACTATATACATCCGCATATAATGTAACGTCATCAAACTTTTTCTTAAAAAATCTAATAAATAATTCTATATTTCCAAAATCATCTTGTAAAATATAACTATCTAGTGGTGTACAAATTATACTGCTAAATAATCCATCGCCATTTATAAAATGCAATTCGTAGGATTCTTTAAATAATAATGCTTGTTTAAGCCATTCTTTATCGTGAGTCTCTTTCCAGTGCCTTATATTATTTCTAATAGCATCAGTAATTGTACTATTATTACTATTAGATGTATAAGTAATTTTGTTACCACATACATATGAAGATTCCTGTAAAATAAACTTCTGAATAAAGTTATATGGAACTTTATAATTTGCTCTATTATTAATCATCTGATAATTTTTCATAGCATCCGTATTACCATCATAGTAATCTTGCATTTTTTGGTAATTAGTTTTATTTAATAGATAATCGTTATAACATTTCGTTAATAAATCACTATTTATCAATATTTATCACTTCCTTTTCTAATTAAAGACCAAATAAACTTCGGTCGAGTATTCTTACTTTTGGTACTATGTATATATCATCAATTCTATTTGCAAACTCAGATAATACGTCTGTAAAATCATCATGCATTGAATATGATTGTCCTGCAAATTCCATTAATTCTGATATACAATCTTCATTGACCTCTTCTTTACAAAATATTATCCTACCATTATTTATTTCTGGAACTATTGTAGCAATTTTATCATCTTTATTTTTCCGTTGGCTTGGATTGTCTATAGTAATATTTCTTTTGCATAATTCAATATCATTTTGTATTTTTTTCTGAATTAAATTAGCATCTACACCATTGAATGTATTTTTTTCCAAATATATATATGTTATCTCTTTATAGTCTTTTAATAATTTAATAACATGGTCTATATATTTATCTACTTCTGTTCTAGCATCATATTTAATTAGTTCTCCCTTACGAACATATTTAAATCCATTATCTGCTAAACTACCAACTATAAATGCAAAACTATCTGACCTTTTATTTGATGTACTTGCAGGGTCAATGAATAAACCAGTTTTAGTGAAATTATGGCTCTCAACTTCTTCTTTAGGTATAATTCTATTAGATTTAAACCACTTTTCACCTATTTTACTAGCATCATTCATCATTTCTTGCTTAAAGGCAGTAGGATTATTATAATAATCTATTGCTAGGTCTAAACAATCATATTTATCATCCCAAATAGTGTCATATTGCATATCTTCTTGATGTTGATAGTAAAATTCTTTAGCATCTGAAACACTATCTTTAGACTTATCATCAAAATAAAGTGATCTAAATTCTTCCCATAACCCACTGTGGAAATAGTTGTCCACATCAAAGTCAACAACACGCTTTACTATATGTTTATAGTCTTTATTTTTAAGTAATCTACTCATAAAACAATCCCTATGTAAAATAGTTCCAAGTACAATAAATTTAGTAGCTTGTTTTATCTTTTCACCATTTCTATATACTGCTTTATCTCCTGCATATCCACTATCTTCTATCCAAGTATTATATTTTTTATCACGTGCTTCTTGTGTAATACAATCACTTTTGGACTGATAATCATCTGCAATTATGGTTGAAGGACGTGTTCCAGAATATTTTTTACCTCTCATTGAAGATGTAGAACTTATTGCCTGTACTTTGGTTTTGTTAGAAAGTTCCAATTCGAGCTTATTAACTGTATATCTCTTACTATCTATTAACTTACCAAATGATTTAATTATATATGGATTTTCTTCAAAAGCTTGTCTTGTTTGTGCTATAAACTCTGTAGCATCTTGCTCTGTTTTACCTGCAACTAATGTATATGTGGATTTTTTATAGCAATGTAACCATACAGATATAGCAAAATCACATACAGTTGTCTTTGCTGCACCTCTAGGCATTATTAATTCTAATTTATCTGTAGTGTCTTTTAAAAATGTATCCTCTAATTGTTCCCATATTTCATAATGTACTGGTGCTAATATTCTAGCTGCATTATTTGGCTTTGGGAGGAATGTGTTTTGAAGATAATATAAACAAAAGAACTCAATAGAGACTTCTCCAAGTTGGCTTGCTAAAGAATTTACACCAAATAGATTATCGGCATGTAATAATATCATTTCCTGAGCCTTATTTTCGGCTTCATCGGGTGGGAATCCACTAGATATTAGCTGTTTAGTAGTATATTTATATAGTAGATATCTGTTTTGTTCATCTTCATTATCAAATTCTATATTATCAATCATTTATTACCTCCTTTCTGGTATTCTAAGTTTAAAAAATATTATAAAAAATTATCTGACTCTTTGGCGGGCTATTAGTCCACCTCGAAAAAAGAAAGACACCCCTAAATCATTTTGTCGAATTGTATGGCATAGTAATATAATAGGTTAAATAAAAATAAGACATGGTATTTCCACATCTCATCAACAATAATTATTATTTAATTAATAAATTATTTAATTATATATAATAAATCAAGTTTATTTATGAATAACTAACTATATT